GTTAAATAGAGCGTAGGCTACCCGTTTCTTCAACGGCCCCTACATACAACAACCGAAGTGGCTACCCTAGAGAAGGCCCCACATGAAGGAAAACAAAAATGGCGAAAAAACTGAAGACTACAAATAAGCCCGATACTCCTGCTGAAAATGATAACAGGGAAGATATGTATAGGGGTTCTTATAAAGACGATGTATATAAAGACGATCTAATAGAACAAGAAGAAGTTGGCACCGTAGAGGCTACCCAACAAAGCTCTGAAGGTTTTATGGGTGCAAACAACAATGCAAGTGCTGTTCCTAACAGCGAAGAGATACCAACTGAAAAACGAGAACATGACTATAAGAAAAGATATGATGACTTAAAAACGTACTATGATCAGAAACTAAATGAATGGAAGCAAGAAAAAGAAACTCTCGCTGCCCAAGCTAATGTAGCTGAAAAAGTACAAAAAGAACAAGAGTATGCTCCTCCTAAAACTAAGGAAGAACTTGCTCAATTTAAGGAAAAATATCCAGATGTATATCAAGTTGTTGAAACTATCTCTCACGAAATGGCTGACCAAAAAACTGCTGATCTTAAAGCTAAAATTAACGAGCTTACTGAAAAAGAACAAAAGTTAATTGTGCAGTCTGCATACAAGCAGCTAACTTCAGCCCACCCTGATTTTAATGAAATCAAGGCTACTCCTGAATTTTTAGCATGGCTTGAGGAACAACCTGCCACTATAGCGGATGGTATTCGTAAAAACAATACCGATCCAAAATGGGCAATTCGCACTGTGGATTTATATAAAGCGGATGTGGGTATTTCGTCAAATAATACTAGAACAGTCTCAAATCGTAAATTGGATGCAGCTCAGGCGGTATTAAAAACTAAAACTAATCCTACGAGTATTAACTCTGGGAATAAGAAAGTTTGGAAAATGTCTGAGATTCAAAATATGAGACCTTGGGACTTTGAGAAATATGAAGCTGATATTGATGCTGCCATGCGAGATGGTAGGGTTGATCAATCAGCGTAACTTTAAGGATAACTTAATATGGCTACAATGGGATTAGCAGCCGGCTATCAGAATTTACCTTCTGGTAATTGGGTACCTGCTATTTACAGTCAAAAAGTTCTTAAATATTTCCGTAGAGCATCGGTTGCTGAAGCTATTACAAATACCGACTATACTGGAGAAATTGAGAATTTTGGTGATACTGTAAACATACTAAAAGAACCAACCGTTACCGTTGCTTCCTATGCTCGTGGACAAACTGTAAATACACAAACACTTGCCGATGATCAAATCACACTAACAGTGGATCAAGGCAATTATTTTGCATTTAAAGTTGACGACATAGAAGAAAGACAAGCACACGTAAACTGGGAAGCTCTTGCAACATCTTCAGGTGCATATGCTCTGAAGAAATCATACGACTACAACGTACTAAACGCAATCAATGACGGGGCTGCAACAGATGCTACTCCTTTAGGGGCTGCAGGTTCTGCTATATCTGGTAATACAGGTAACGAAATAGCAAACTACATTAGTACAGCAGCTCGTGTATTAGACGAAAATGACGTTCCGGGTGAAAATCGTTGGCTTTGTGCCAGCCCTGAGTTCTTTGAAATATTAAGACAGGCTGACTCAAAAGTTATGGATGCTTCTGTAACAGGAGGCCCATCCAACTTATTCAACGGCCAAGTACATGATAGAAAGATACATGGTTTTACTCTGTATCAAACTAATGTTATGGTAGTTGGATCTGCAGGAACAGCAGCAACACATACGTTTGGACCTTCAACAACATCAGGTGAAGCTGATGTGTTGTTTGGACATATGTCTGCAGTGGCTACTGCTTCACATATTGCTAAGACAGAAGTAATACGTGATCCAGATAGTTTCTCTGACATAGTTCGTGGTTTACACGTGTTTGGTCGTAAGGTACTTCGTGGCTCCGGCACTGGATACAAAGCTGTATTCACTGGTGTTGTAGACTTAAATACTTAAATTGGAAAGGATAATATAACATGGCAACATGGGACAAAACAGGTGCCGGTGGCACTACAGGTCATCCTTCTAATGGAAGGACACCTTATATGGTGGAAAACACCATAGACGTAGATTCGTTTAATCCAGCAGCAGCAGACATCATTCAATCAATTGATGTGCCAGCTGAAACATTGGTTATGGCAGCCGGACTTGAAGTGCTAACAGCATGTTCAAGTTCAGTGGTTATGGACATTGGTATTACAGGAAGTACAGCAGGTCATCACGATCCTGATGCTTTCGTTGATGCCTTTGACTGTACAGGAACAGGCCTAGCACCAATGGATGCTACTGATGCAGCATCAATGCTTGTGGTTAAAACAGCAGATACTATTGACATATTAACAGCTGGGGCAACTTCTACCGTTGGTAAAGTAAGAGTCTGGGCAGTTTTATGTGATATTTCTGGTATTGATGAATCTGATCACAACTAAAGACTAACTAATTGGTAGGGGGGTTATAGGCTCCCCTACCTAATACAAGAAAGAATAACAATATGACAACATGGGATATGAG